TTGCAGATTTATCAAAGACTTTTATTGATTAAATTACTGAATAACAGTAGATAACGATGTTTTTAAAGGGCGACTACTTAACACCTCATCAGGCACTACTTGATTCTTTTCTTTCATAATCTTCTTCATTTTGCAAATGTATAAAATAAAAAATACGAGACTCATTTCTGAATCCCGTATTTCCATTTACACAAAATATTTTATAGTGCCCTTTTAAGTCTCATCAGTTGTTGATTAATGTGATTATACATCCTCACACTTATCCAAAAACTTGGAGCACTGGATGGAACATCACCATCTGCGCATCTTAATATTTCGTCTATTCCCCATTCTCCATGTAAATAAGTTGGAAAATCAGGATCATTAACCACGTCTTCAGCAACCATTACATATGTGTGTTTATATTCCGTAGTCCCTTTGGGCCTTCTTCGCCAATATACTTTTGTTGTATCTCTTAACGGAATTTCAATTTTAGGAATCCAACCTCTTGCCATTACAACCATGTCTTTTCTTATAGGATTAGTACCTGCATAATCACCATAATATAAGCCCGGAAAATCTTTACGCAAACGTTCATGCAGTTCTACCTCTGCATTTGAAATTATAATTGGGTTCCCATCATCATAGCCTAGTGCTCGTTCAGGATAAGATGTAGCCACAACTATAAATTGGGCATTACGTCCGCTAAGGAGCCTGTTGATATTCAGAATACGCTTTTTACATCGTTCATAAGCCAAAGTAACTGCCGATTCCTGAAGATATCCTCCATCAAGTACAATCCACAGATTACAATCTTGAGGCAAATATTCCAATATAAGAGGCAGTTCATCATAGCAATCTTTTGTTTGTATAGAAGAACGGTACATAACATTATGGTACTCATTCCCCAACGACTCTACTTGCATTTTAAAATTACTTACGAAATCATCATCATCCCAATTGAACAATATAGCAGGTATTACATCTGAGAAACCGTCCTCTCCAATATTGGAATTTATAAAATGCCTCCAATTTACGTATCCGTTTTGAGGGCGATATAACTGAAATACTTCATTAGATAATAAACTTTCGTCTGTTGTTAAATCAAGAAATACAGTTTGTCCATTTAGATATTCTTTTACTTTTGACAGGCGATTTTCAAATGGGTAGGAGACTATTTTTTTTACACCATCTGTTCTAGTTCTTTGTCGTCCTCTTGTTAGTTCAATGATAGGCATCATGTCTTTAAGCATAGTCGGAGTCAATTTCGATATAGCTCTAATCTCAGCCTCTCCAGTTTTAATGATAGGAATATACATAATTAATTATTTTTTTTAATACCATACCCTAACTGTTCCAATCTATACTTCATTGCTTCAAGGGAGACATCAAAATTGGAAGCCATTTCTTTCACAGTATTTACGCCACTCTTAAACAATGATTCAATATCTGATTCTGGCATTAACAAACGGGCTGCAAATTGGTCGGCCATATACTCCATGGAGGATTTTTGATTGCTTCTAAAGAATACTGTATCACAAAATGATTTTACAGATTTTCTATGATTCAAATAATGGCCTAATTCATGACCTAAAGTAAAACGTTGGCGAACGGATGGATGCTTCGAGTTGACAGTCATTACCCACATATCATCTTTCATTTCCAATTTACCAGAAATATCAGGTGATAAATCTTCGTGTTTTATTTTAATATTTGGGTACTTGTTGTTTATGAAACGCTCAATATCAAATTTATGTTCAATTACATATCCTTCCTCAATGGCTTTATTTTGAATACTATTTAAATCAACCAACATTTCTGGCTCATCAAAAGATTCCTTTGAACGGAATTTTTTTGGTTTATTTCCTATTGCTCCCATATTTATTCCTCCTCTATTGAACCGTCATTATTTTTTTCATCAGCATTAATTTTCTTAAGGAATTCTTCCTTTTCATATTGATTTAGTAATAAATGTATTTTACCCCATTCTTCTTCATTTAAATGATTTTCTTGATCTATAATGTTTTGAAAATATGCCTCAAGTTTTTCTCTTACTACCTGATTTTTTCTTAAAACTTCCTCTAAGTTTTTTTCAATTCTATCATCTATCCCATTAATAATATCACTTAGTTTTCTTTTTTCTTGTTCCAAGGCTTCTTCCGCATTGGTTCTCCATGCAAAAAAGCCAAATAAGTTCAAGATTACCAGTACTGCAGCAAGCACAGCAATTAATGCATTATAATATCCAGATAAGTTAGAAGCAAAGTCTTCTGAAGAAACGATTATACCCTCATCCAGCATGTCTTCTATCAAATCTTTCCTTCTAGCAGATTCTTCTGCAATTGTTTTTGTCACATACAAACTATCTTGTTTTGATAGATTTGTTGATAATAGTTGTGTCAGTTGAGAAGGATCCTTATTCACATAGTAAGATGAATAACGGAATCCTGGGATTAAAAAGGCTACCAATATAATCACACATAAAGCAACTAATCCTCCCAATGCTCCACTCCATAAATATCTCATTGTATTATTCTGCTTATTCGAATCTATTTTTTATCATTTGTAACTATTTTATCTGCATGATTATTTTCAACCTTTGGCGGTTTAACATTTTTGTTGTTGAACCATTCGTTTCATGCTCGTCAAATTCTGTGGATATAATATTTTCACTTTTAGCCATAATGTCATTCTTAAAAACATTTATATTCCTAGTTTTTATCTTTATATATTTCTTCTTAATCTTTACACACATTTTTTATTTTGACATTCTTAATACTCTGTAAGAATAAACCTACATAGACTATTTTATTTATTCCTCACTTTTTTATTATTAAATAATATATGATACAATAGTCATAAAATTCTATTTTATAAATTAGACATCCAATTTCAGTAACTTCCTTAAATCTTCAAATGAATGGACCTCATAAAGAGTTCCTTTTACTTTAACGTAGCCGTTTACTTCTGATTCGCATGTTGTGCTGGCTCCAGTGATTTCTGCCCTGGATGCCAATAACTCCCAAACAGGAACATTCAACACAGAGGCGAATTTTTCCAGGGTCTCCACCAGCAATTTCCCTGACAACTGTCTGCTGATTGCCTGACGAGATACCCCTACCATATCTGCAAATTCATTTATAGATATGTTCTTTTCTTTCAGTACATCTTTTATTCTGTTCATAGTCATTATTTTCTGATTACAAAGATATATACAATAATATATATGTAAATAGTATTATTGCTTAAATAATATTAAAAACAACAATTTTATTTACAAAACCCTTGCAAATGTAAATAAAACTATTTACTTTTGCAACATCAAACAATAAGTAATAACAATTTAAGCACATACAATTATGAAGACAACAAGTAGTGAATACATCAAAGAGATTAAGGCACAAGTAAGATTAATCAACGAAGCACTTAAAAGAGTGCAAGAAGCTGAAAAGGTACAAGAAACAGCAGTTAATTCAAGAGAGTATGATAAATCTAAGGCTGAAGCTGTAGGCGCTAGTGCAGATGTAATGATTGCATTAGAAGAAGCGGTAAGGCTTGCATCAGCTATGGGGTGTGAAACTGGGTTGTATGAGATACACAAGTATCACAAAGTTGTAGAGTTTGATTTCAGAGATTCACACAAATAAATAATAACAATTTAAATACATACAATTATGAAGACATTGAATGAACAAGTTGACGAGATTAAGAACATGAAAGGCTCTAAGGCAACAAAGAAAGCAGCTTTCATCAAGTTAGGCTTGAGAAAGTATGAGATTGAACTTCTGCTTTCAGAACTGCCGAAACCTGTAAGAGAATCGCATAAGTTTACTTTTGGTGTAGAGATTGAATGCCTTGTCGCTGCAAGCATTATGCGTGAATGTGCTACAAGAAATGCAATGCCGTTTCAGTATGAGGGCTACAACCACACAGACAACAATCATTACTACAAGTTCGTTTCAGATTCTTCTATCAGAGGCGAAAATCCTATCGAATGTGTGTCGCCTGTGCTTACAGGCAAGACAGGTATGAAAAGCCTAGAAACCTGCTGCAAGGCTTTAAATGAAGCAAATGCACAGGTTAATAGGTCAACAGGTCTTCATGTCCATATAGGCGCACAGAATTTGTCTGACGAGGATTATATAAACGTTTTCAAGAACTATCAGAAGTTAGAGAGAGTTATTGATACATTTATGGCAAATTCAAGGCGTGCAAACAACAGCCAGTGGTGTAGGACACTGCAGGGTAAAGATTTTACAATGTGTACGACAAAATTAGACATTTTCGATGTGATGAACGGTAACAGATACTACAAAGTAAATGCATGTTCTTATTCACCCCATAAGACAATAGAGTTCAGACAGCATCAAGGTTCTACAGACTTTGAAAAGATTTCAAACTGGGTGAACTTCTGTGCAAAGTTGGTTGCATGGTCTAAGAAGAACGTATTGAGTTCAGAGGTTAATTCGATAGACGAAATACCATTCTTGACAGCCAAAGAAAAATCATTTTTCAAATCACGTGCCGAGGTTCTTGCATGAGCCTCGCACGATTAAAACTAATTCAATATGTGTTGTATTATATATAAGCCCAAGGGTATCCAGATGCCGAGTTTGGACACTCTCGCAAAAATCAAGAAGCTAAACCATAATGGTTACGGGTTCGTTTCAACCGATTATTTTCATAAGGGTTTGGATTATCGGACATTCTTACGCCACCTGTCGGAGGTTGGTGACGACGAGGACTGCATCATTCATTTCAGACTTGCCACGCACGGTTCAATATGTAGGGCTAACTGTCACCCGTTTGTCGAGAATGGCGTTTATTTTGCCCACAATGGGACGTTGAACGTTTGTCCTGTTGGTGACATGACTGACAGTGAAATTGCCTTCAGAATGAAAATTTATCCCCAAATACAGCGGTTTGGATATGGGACAAAGCAGGCAGACTGGGCTATAAGGCAGATTTGCGGTTATTCAAGGTTTGCCATGATGTACCAGGGAGAAGTGAGATTATTTGGTGATTATAAAATACTGAATGGCGTTTATTATTCAAATTTGAGATGGTTATGAAAAATATATTGCAGTCTTTGAAAGATAGGGTATCATGTGGCGATATCACTATAACAGAGGCAGCTATAATGCTACATGATGCAGGATGGACAAACTTCATTGATGTTGAGAAAACAAAGTATTTGTTAGGTCTGAAAACACAGCAGACTAAATAAAATAATATGCTTGTGAGTTAATAACAAACATTTGGCGTATTGTTTCGTATGTGTAGAATTGTTATTCAAAATTGTCTTCATAATTAGGTATCTTTGTGAAAAGGTACCATCGCGGATTAGAGCAGTGGTCAGCTCGCTACTTTGACTTGGTAGAGGTCGCCGGTTCGAGTCCGGCATCCGCAACTAAATAAAATATATCACACGATTATGGAAATACTTAATCTTATCATCAAACAGAAATTCTTTGACGAAATCATGTCAGGCAAGAAACGTCAAGAATACAGAGAAATAAGGCCTAACACACAAAAGAAATACTGCCAGCTTGACGCAGACGGCTTTTGTGTAGAGGTTAACGGTGAACTGCAGCCAAAACATTATGACGCAATCCGGTTCTTTGTAGGTTACAAGAAAGACCGGGCCAGTGCATTGGTCGAAGTCAAAGACGCAAAGATCGAGCTGTTTGAGGACGAGAACCACAACCTGATTGAATACACTCATCAAGGTGAGACATATTTGGCTGCACAGGTCGTTTATGACCTTGGCAAGGTTATAGAAAAACATGTTTAATTTTAAATTTTACGCTGAGTCAGAGTAAACAGAAGCACATTTTCAACAGGCGGTTATCGTGGAGGTCGTAGAGGCTTGACTACCGAAAATGGAGGTTTGTCACAAGGTGGCAGATTCATCAACCGTAGACAGCAGTATTATAATGTCCGCACAGGACTTGGTATGAGTGGCGGATAATGACACTGCAAGAAAAAACCATAAAGAGTATTGACGTTATCAGAGCAAAATCAGATAGCGCAATACTCTTTTTGTCTTTGGGTAAAGATTCATTGGTTTTATTGGATATGATCTATCCTAAATTTAACCGGATTGTCTGTGTGTTCATGTACTTTGTCAAAGGTCTTGAGCATATCGAAAGATGGATTGGATGGGTGAAGGCAAAATATCCTAAAATCGAATTCGTGCAGGTGCCTCATTGGAACCTGGCATACATTCTTCGTGGCGGCATGTATTGTGTACCAAATCCTAGAGTGAAACTTTTGAAGTTGGCTGATGTGGTGAAGGCCATGCAGCTCAGATATGGACTTTACTACACTTTCTTGGGTATGAAGAAGGCCGACGGCATGAATCGCCGCCTGATGCTAAAAGGCTATGAGGCAAACGGGTATGAGAACAACGGAATGTGCTATCCTCTGGCCGACTGGACGCAGAAAGACATTCTATCTTACATGAAACAGAACTGTCTGCCGGAGCCTGTCAGATATTCGCTGAAGGCCAGTTCGGGCGTAGGATTCAATTTGGATTGCATGTTATGGCTGGAGAAGAATTATCCGCAGGATTTACAAAGAATTTACAAGGTGTTCCCGATGGCAATACGTGTGCTTGAAGAATTTCGTTATAAAAACAATGGATAATGGAAGAAATTTGGAAAGATATTGAAGGGTATGAGGGACTTTACAAGGTTTCAAATCTTGGTAGAGTAAAATCAATTAATCGTATAATTGAGCATAAAAGACTTGGAACTACTACTGTTCAGGAAAGAATATTGAGTGCAGCAGATAAGGGACTTGGGTATATGGTCGTAGGTCTTTCAAAAGGTGGAAAAAGGAAAACCATGCGTGTACACAGATTGGTAGCAAAGGCTTTTATTCCGAATCCTAAAAACTTTGACTTGATAAACCACAAGGACAAAAACACTTCAAACAACAATGTAAGCAATTTGGAGTGGTGTGATTATCAATATAACAATACGTATGCAGACCATAACGAACTATCATCAAAGTCTTTATCAAAACCTGTTTTACAATATACGATGAATGGTAAATTTGTAGCAAGGTATTACGGAGCAGTAGAAGCAGAAAAAAAGACAGGGATATGTAGGGCTTGTATAAGAGATTGCTGTCGTGGAAAACTCCAAAGCAGTGGTGGTTTTAGATGGAAACTCGAAAGTGACAACAAAGATATGAGTATTCCAGTATTTCGCAAGTTTAGGTCTAAACTAAGTTATGATGATGTCGTTAAAATTAAGCAAATGGCTAAAGATGGCATTAAACAAAAAGAAATTGCAAAAAGTATTGGAACAAGTCTTCATACCGTTAACAACGTTGTAAGAGGGTATTGTTTCAAGGATGTATAACAAAATTAATAGGAGGAACGCTGAGTCAGAAGAAGTAAATCTTATAATGATTTAGTAAATCAAATCAATCGAATTAATGCTCAGGCTTCAACATTGCAGGGCACCTATAGTCGTTTGAATAGAGCTAATGATACATTTAATAGATATGCTCAAAATATAAGGACGAGCAGAACAATAAGAGACGCGAGAAGCCAGGCTCTTTCTTTAAGGGCACAAGGGAGAACACAAGAGATGGAAACTCTTTTAAAGAATAGCGCAAATATAAGATTTTCCCGCTCTCAATACATGGGATTAAACAACGGATAATATGGAACTGAGCAAATACATAAAGAGTGAATCGGTGGAACTTAACCGCTCTGCCATTCACTTTGCCGATTATAATCCCAGGAAATTATCAGAGGAATCCCGCAAGACTTTGAAACGGGGTATCAAGAAGTTTGGTTTGGTTGGTGGTATTGTAGTCAACAAGCGGACCGGCCTTACTGTTGTGTCCGGCCATCAGCGTCTGACGGTCATGGATGAGCTGCAGAAGTTCCCTGAAAATGACTACAGAATCCGCGTTGATGTAATTGACGTGGATGAGAAGCGGGAAAAGGAGTTAAACATTCTAATGAATAACCCGAACGCACAAGGAACTTGGGATTTCGACGCTTTGGCTCGACTGGTTCCAGATATAGACTACCAGGATGCTGGTCTTACTGCTGCCGACCTGAACATGATAGGTTGTGATTTCCTTCTCCAGACGGAAGAGGAAAATGCTATTGCTGATGCATTGGAAGATATGATGGCACCGGTAACCGAACAGAAAGAAGCCGAGAAAGCCGCAAAGCAGATGGAAAGAGTCGAGAAGGTGGCCCACATGAAGGAAGTAAAACAGCAGGTGAAAGATGCGGCACAGAAGCAGGCTCAGGATATGGACGCTTATTTGATGCTCTCCTTCGACACATTTGAAGCCAAAGCTACCTTCTGTGAAAGATTCGGTTATGACCCTTACGCCAAATTTATCAAGGGTGAAGTATTCGATGAACAGGTAGAAAGAGTTGAATAATTATGGCTAATCGTGAATCTCAAAATATGAAATCCAACAGGGGAAGGAAACCTAAGTTTGACTACACAGGTAAGGATTTTCTTTCCCAAGTGGAGATGTATGCCAAGAAAGGATTCACGGATAAGGAAATAGCAATAGCTCTCGGACTGGGGCCGCAAACATTCTGTGAGAAGAAAAGTCAATACAGAGAATTGTCGGAAGTATTAGCGCGCGGGCGTGCGACAATCACCGCTGCAGTGCGTGCGAAGTTCCTTGCTATGGCCTTAGGTGGCATAAAGACGAAAAGTACCGTGGTTAGAAAGCTGAAAGACCAGGACGGGAATTTGACTGGCGAAGAAGAGCTTCAGGTGAGTGAAAGCGAACTGGCTCCTAACCTTCAGGCAATGTCGGTATGGCTCTACCACCACGATGAGGAATGGCGGAAGGTTGAACGCAGGCAGGATGAAGAAACAGATCTTCACCGCGAGAACGGCATTGACATAGACAAATGGATGGAGGAGAACGAAAGTGATGATTAAGCCCCAGAAGATATATGCTCCGCTCTATCACAACAAGGACAAGTTTATTATCCTCGTCACCGGAGGCCGTGGCAGCGGCAAGTCGTTCAATGTGTCCACGTTCATCGAACGGTTGCTTTTCGAGGTGCGCCATCCTTCGCCTGAAAAAAGAATTGTTCATCAGGTTCTGTACACCCGTTACACTATGGTCTCCGCCCATATCTCCGTTATCCCTGAGTTCATGGAAAAGGTTGATTTGGACGGTCACTCCAAATATTTCCGAAGCACTAAGACTGATGTGAAGAACCTCCGCAGCGGCGGATGTGTCATGTTCCGGGGTATCAAGACCTCTTCCGGGAATCAGACGGCGAAGTTGAAGTCCATCCAGGGTATTACCACCTTTGTCTGTGATGAGGCGGAGGAATGGACCAGTGAAGAAGAGTTTGACAAGATTATGCTCTCCATCCGTAAGAAAGGAATCCAGAATCGGATTATCATTATCATGAATCCCTGTGACTCTAACCATTTCATTTACAAAAAATACATCGAGAATACCCACCGCTTGGTCGAGATTGACGGCGTGCAGGTACAGATTTCTACACATCCCAATGTCCTTCACATTCATACAACCTACTTCGATAATATCGAGAACCTTTCTCCTGAGTTTCTGAATGAAGTCCAGGAAATGAAGGAGAAGAATCCGGAGAAGTATGCTCATGTTGTCATAGGACGCTGGGCTGACGTGGCCGAGGGTGCCGTGTTTAAGAAATGGGGCATCGTGGATGAGTTCCCGATGTGGTGCAAGAAAGTTGCTATAGGATTGGATTTTGGTTATACCAATGACCCCACAGCAGCTATCCGATGTGGAATCATAGACAATGCACTGTATCTGGATGAAATAGATTACCGTACCGGATTGCTTTCTGGCGACATCATAAAAGTCTTGCGTCCTTGGAATCTTAGAGTGATTGCTGACAGTGCGGATCCGCGACTTATTCAGGAAATCCACAACGGAGGCATCAAGATTTATCCAGTAGAAAAGGGGCAAGGTTCTGTCAATGCGGGTATTGACAAGATGCAGGGAATGGAGATGTACATTACCAGACGCTCCTACAACCTGCAGAGGGAGTATAGGAATTATGTCTGGGCAAAGGATAAGGACGGAAACTACATCAACGAGCCGGAAGACCACGATAATCATGGTATAGACGCCGCTCGTTACTATGTGCTGGGAGAACTTCTCGGCAGGATTATGAAACCGAAAGACATTTCAGGAGTATTTGGACATTAAATTTTAGTATATGAGAACTTTAGAGGAAATTTTAGCTATACCAGAGATAGAGAGGAAAATATACTATCTAAAAAAGGGCCGAAAGACGATGTTGCCAAACGCCCATGCTCTTTATAATGACTGGAATCCAAACAGGCATGAGATAGTGATTGACGAGGAAAAGTATCCCAAAATCAAAATTATCACCAAGCCTGAAGAAAGAATTACCGATCCGACAACAGGTAAAGAATACGTTGAGCCGGCGGTTAAGAAAGAGGTTGAACCAAATAGAATAGCTCTTCCAATCGAGCAGGATATCGTAAACCTTCAAACAGCTTTCACTGTAGGAACAGAACCGACACTTGATTGTCAGCCGGACCAGTCAGAAGAAAGCCTTCTTTCTGCATTGAAGCAGGTATTCAAGAAAAACAAGCTGAAATACCAGAATAAGAAAGTTGTCCGTGCATGGCTGGCCGAGCAGGAAGTGGCCGAATACTGGTATGTAGTCAAGGATGATGGCTTCTGGGCTAAGCTCAAGCGCAAGATTGCCGACATTTTCGGGAAGTCCAAACCTGAGTATCGTCTGAAGAGTGCCATCTGGTCTCCTTTTAGAGGAGATAAGCTCTATCCGTTCTTCAATGACCAGGGTGATTTGGTCGCACTCTCCCGTGAATACAAGAAAAAAGACTTGAACGATGTAGAGATTACCTGCTTTATGACCATAACAAAGGATATGGTTTACCAATGGGAACTGACAAGTAATTGGACCGACAAAGGTACGTTCGCACATGGATTCAAGAAGATGCCGGTGATTTATATGTACCGTCCGGAAGCGTACTGTGAAAAGATTAAGAGTCTCCGCGTAAGGCTGGAGAAACTTCTTTCAAACTATGCAGATTGCATAGATTATCATTTTTTCCCGATTCTAATGCTGTTCGGTGATGTACAGAATTTTTCAGGCGAATTCAAGAATAGGGTAGTGGAACTTACAGGCCAAGGTGCAAACGCCCAGTATCTGACATGGAGTCAGGTCCCGGATACTGTTAAATTCGAGGTGGAAACATTGCTCAGTCAAATCTACGGACTGACAAATACACCACGCATCTCCTTTGACTCGTTAAAAGGAACAGGTAATGCCGTTTCCGGTGTAACTTTCGACTATGTGTTTATGTCCACCCACCTGAATGTGGAGAATCTGAATGAAACGGTAGGTGAGTTCATGCAACGGCGTGTAAACTTCCTGACTTCCGCTTTAGGCTCAGTTAATACAACTCTTGAAACAGCCTCCGAGACAATTGATATAGATGTTCAGATGCAGCCATACAAGCTGGAGGACATCAAAGACAAGATTGACACAGCCATCAAGGCTAAAGATGGTGAAATATGGTCACAGGAACGGGCTATCACTTTTGTAGGGAACGTGGATTCTGTTTTGGATGAGATTGAAGCCATCAAGGAGGAGCAAGAAGAAAAACAGAAGAATGACATTGAGAAACAAAAGAAAATTAATGAAATAAACGGAAAGAATCGTTTGTAAAATAATAGTATTTGCATTAAAAATAGCGGTATCTTTCGTGGTATCGCTATTTTTTTGTGCAAAAAGTTTTGCTATTAGTACTAAATTTAGTACCTTTGCATAAACGAAAATATAATGGGTTCAAAAGAGAAATTGATAGAAAGGTTTAAGAAGCTGCCAAAGGATTTCACCTTTGAAGAGACCCTTTCTTTACTTGGCTACTTCGGTTATACTAAGCACAACAAAGGGGCAACTTCCGGTTCCCGCATTCGTTTCAAGAACGAAGAAACAGGGCAGTACATAGATATACATCGTCCTCACCCTGGTAGTATAATGAAAGCGTGGATGATGAAAACGATTTACCAACATTTGAAGAATAACGGTTTAATATAAAGAATTATGGATTATTTGGAATACAAAGGTTACAAGGGTTCTGTAGAATACAGCAAAGAGGACAATTGCCTTTGCGGTAAGGTACAAGGAATGGGCAACAAAGCCTTGATTCTTTATGAAGGAACCACCATCGACGAACTCCGGAAGGATTTTGAAGAAGGAATTGATAGCTATCTCGAAGGGTGCAAAGCGGATGGAGTCGAACCGGTGAAGCCATTCAGCGGGAAACTTAATTTGCGCATGACTTCTGAGCTTCACGCTCGTGTAGCTGCGTTTGCCGCAAATACAGGTATGACCATCAATGATTTCATCAACAAGGCCATTACCAACGAGCTGGAACATGAATGTGCGATGTAAAACGATTCAAGATTAATATTCTTTCAGCGTGATTACTACAGTAGTCACGCTTTCTTTTTGCCTAAAAACGAACATTCTCCTAATTGTTTCGTATCGTTAGCCTTAAAATTTCCCCTTCCTTTTCTCTATAAGTAAATTTACCGTATGAAATTATTAATCAAACTCATACGGTATGACAATCTTTGAACAAATTTTGGCAGGACTGCAACAGAAATTTCCTGGGGTGGATACTGCCACACTTACCCGCATCGCCACAAAGAAGGCTGAGGGTGTAACGGACGAGACGAAGGTAAACTCCATTGTGGAGGGTATTTCATTTCAGGACGTGATGCAAAATTATGGTGATTTCCGTGCAGGACAGGCACAAACTTCCTCTATTTTAAACTACGAGAAGAAGCATGGACTGAAAGACGGAAAGCCAGTCAAGGAGCCGGAAGAAAAGAAAGATGAAAAGAAGGATGAGAAAAAGGACGAGGTACCTGCATGGGTCCAGGCTTTGATTGATTCCAACAAGAGCCTTTCTGAAAAGCTGTCTGCTTATGAATCAGAGAAAGCACAGGCGCAGCGCAATTCTCAGATTTCAGCAGTGGCCAAGAAGTACGGTATTCCCGAATTTATGCTGAAGGACCGCAACATTCCTGAGAACACGGACTTGGATACTTATTTCAAGGACATGAAACAGGATATGTCTAACAGTGGATTTCAGTTTACTAAAGCTCCTGAAACTGCCGAACAGAAGCAGGATAAGGAAGCAAGCGAGTTCGCCAAAATGATTGAGGCGGACACAAAACAAATTGTCGAACAACAAAACAAGTAATTTATGGCAGCAGGATTTAAGTATAACATTGAGCCAGAACCGTCTGTAGAGGAACGCTACGATGTTTCTACAGGTGTAAGACGTAGAGGCCCTTACAAGCTGGACACGACCAACCTTGTCGCTGGTTCGTTCCTTCCATCCTTCACGCCGATCGCCGCAGACTTGGTAAAGAAAACTGCCCAGGTGGCAATCCGTGTAGAAGTCTATGAGAAGTTCACGACAGGCTCCAATACCACGTTGAAGATTAAGAAAAACTCTTTGGCTTATGTGGGTATGCATCTTGGAAACGGTGCACATGGAGCAACCATCAACTCCATCGACAAATCAGATAAGGCTTTCGACAAGTTGACGTTAGCAGCAGACTTTGGTGATACTTTGGAAGCAGGTACTGTACTCTATGAAGCTACAGCAGTAAACGGCACAACTCCAAAAGTTATTGCAAACTCGGCCTTGTATGAGAGGAAACAAGTAGAGAATGGCATTGTACTGGTTGCCCTTCTGATGCGTGCGTTTGAAATCGAACCTACCAAGTTGGCAATGCCTTTCGCAGATATTGATAAGGCTAATATGCCACACTTCCAGTTTAACGCTACAGGTGTTCAATCACCGGCTGGTGTTTCGTATGAACTACCTGAAGCTTCTGATTCTGTAATGGGAGGAATACAATTAGGATTCACTCAGAGCGGAAAGAAATACCCGGTTGCATTGGAAGGTGGAAAAGCGTATGTAGAAGTTCCTTGGACGGACAATAACACCACCTATCAAGCTGCAAACTCAAGCACTTTAGGACTGGTAAAACAAGGAGCAAAAGTGGATGATGCAGCAGGCGGTGATGAGAAAGACAAGTTGAACGCTCTCCTTGCATCATTGAGAGCTGCAGGTATTATTGCAACAAAATAAAGAAAGGAGGACTAAGATATGATGCTAACTATTCAGACATTGTTTAATGACCCGAACATTGTAAATGCAGTGATTCAGCGTGTCCTCCAAACACGAAAGGACACTATCTACTGGCAGCAGTATTTGGATTTCCGTAGAACTACTACTCGTGTGTTCAAGGACTATATCGGTCAGGTTACGGGCGTGATGGCCGGTTCTATAAACTCACGCTATGGAGAGAAACCAATCCGTGAGCGTCGGAATATCGGGTCCGGATATGGTGAGATTGCCTATCTGGGTGACCGTTACCAGATTTCCATTGACCGCTTGTCAGAACTGCAGGACTTGGTTGATAAGTTCAATGCCGCAAAGACAGCTGACCAGGTTGCAGCTATGCAGGACATCGTGAACTTCATCTATGATGACTATCGTCAGGTACTCCTTGCCGCACATAAGCGCATGGACATCGTTGTAGGCTCATTGCTGATGACAGGTAAGGCTCAAGTTAAGAATAAGGACGACAATGCCGGAGGTATTGATTTGTTGGATATAGAGCTTCCGTTCAAGTTCATCACTCCCGGAACAGGAGATAAGGCCAACTTCATTACCTATTTGCAGCAGCAGATTAATGAATTGAAGGCCACTTACGGCAACTTCCCGAAGATGATTATGTCACGAGGAACATTCGTGAAAAATATTATCGGTTCGAGTGAGTTCGGTGATAAGTTCAAGATGCAGCTTACAGGCAACGAGATGTATATGTCAACCGGATTGATTACCTCTCAACTGGCTTCCACCGTCTTTACTGGTATTGGTCTGCCGGCTATTGAAATCAAGGAAGATTATGTTCTTGACCAGTCTGGCAAGAACGTGCAGATTTACGCTGATGACCATATTACACTGCTTCCTCAGGATAAGGTTGGTTACATGCGTTTCCACACTCCTTACGAAGCTGTTGACGGTGTACCGGGCCGCAACTATACTCAGGCTGACGGTGATATGCTCATCTCCGGTTACAAGGATGGCAACGGCCGTTATCTGGAATACACCGCGGAGTGGATTCCGCAGATTGCGAACCCGAACCAGATTGTGAACATCGACTTGACAACAATGAACGCATGACAGTAAAAGACTACATATCACAGAAGTTTCAGACCTTCGGCATCAACTTGTCGGAGGCTGACCTTTTGGAGATAAGTCTGTCTTCAGGAATAAGCGGAGAGGATGAGATGGATCAGTCAAACATCGGGCTTGTGTCGGTGGCTATGGCGAAGTTCATCCCCTCTCTATTACTTAGAGCTACTTCCATTAGCGAGAACGGATTCTCTATGTCCTGGAATATCCAGGGTGTGAAGGAATACTACTCTTTCCTGTGCAAGAAGTATGGTCTTGAAGACACGCTGTCAGATAAACCTAAAGTCAGATTCCTATGATATTCGCTCCGCATACATTACAGGTAAAGATTACAACTCCATTGGAAGAAGATGAGTTCGGCCGGCCTATCCCTGGTACCGGTGGAGAAAGCTGGAAGGACGTGTGTAGGTGCCGGTGTGACGATAACTCCACCAAAGAGTTTGCTTCGGGGAACGGAGAGGTGTACCGACCGAACTATCACGTAGTCTGTGAGAAGAAAATATCACTGAAGGCTGGTGATGAAGTCAGATGTATGGATGATGAGAATGTCAGAGGGGCTGGCAAGGTTTACATGGTCAAGAATACGAATTATTTTGGTTACTCAGAGATATGGCTGTGAAGTTTGATTTTTCGGACGTGGATAGCTTTTTCGAGCAAGGTTATGGCGAAGTGAAAGCTGTTGAGGATAAGGTCGGAAAGGAAGCTGTCGATTACGCAGTGAAGAACGGCAGCTACCAGAACCGGACCGGGAACCTTAGAAAGTCAAACAAGTATTCAGTTGAGGACGACGGACTGGTGATAAAAAACGTTGCTGAGTATGCCTCGCACGTCGAATCTAAAGGAGCCCTATATGCCGAGAGACGATTGAAGGAGGAAATAAAATGATAGTAACCACCGACATAGCGAACATACTTTACCGTGACTGCCAGACTTTCGGCATATCCATCGTTCCTCACGGCAAGAAGCTGACAGGACCGATGAAGTCTGAAAGGATTGTCATTCACGCTAAGAAGCAACAGCCAGAGACGTACTGGAAGAAGTCTTTCGTAGAGGTGAACTTTTGCGTTCCCGACCTGAAGGAAGGCGAAGCCAACACCATTCGGCTAAACGAACTGGAGAAGCAGGCGCAAAGTATATTGGATGATGTGACCGGACGCTATGACGGCACCACCTATCATTATTCCATAGATACAATCGGGACAGAGGAGGACACAGCCTTAAAGTGTCATTATGTGAATGTTAGAATTTTGTTTGAAGTTTTAAATGTGAAATAATATGGCAGAAGCAAAGAAAATAACAGCCGTGAATATCAAGAAACTTTGGTATGGCGAGACAAGTGCTATTACAGAAGATTTGACAGGGCAAGCGTTGCATACTCTTTTGCAGGGTGAAACCTTGAAAGAGGTAAAGAATATCCATCAGGATACGTGGACTCTCGAAGAAGCGGAAGCGAGCCGAACGAACTATAAGAACCAGCTTACCGGTCAGACCTATCGTAGCGACAAGGAAATGGGTGACGTTACCGTTAACTTTACGATTGGTGAGTACGACTATCCAACCAAGAAAGACCTCATGGGTGGTGATGTAATCAACACCGACAAGGGCTGGAAGCGTGCCAGGGGCAAAGTGAACATCGAAAAGTTGATTGTAGCCCAGACCGACGACGACCAGTATTGCGTTATCCCTCGTGCTGATATCGGAGCCCGCGAAGCGACCACAGACAAGGCTATTGGCCTTCCTGTTAGTGCGGTTGAGTTGGAGCCGAAAAACTCCGCCGTTGCGCCAGAATACTGGTTCGATTCAGAAGAGGTAAAACAGGGAGCGTAAAGGTAAATGGATGTTTTCAGGATGGCGGTGGGTGGTTGGCTCACCGCCTTTTTTATATAGAACAGTTATGAACACAGGAGCGAAAATCATATCAGAATCCATCATAGGAATGGATTTCAGAACGGTAATCGTAGGCGGCAAAAGTTACACGGTCTATCCGCCTACCATCCACAAGCTGGCCGGGGCCATTTCCCATCTTTCAAACATACAGGATGCGGAAAGCCTGAGAGACGTGTTACTCTCTCTTGGAGATAGTGAAGCATACAGCAAGGCCCTTTCGTGGCTGATTGCTGGAGACGAAAGTCTGAATGAAGAATTGTCACAGGGTACACTGGACGAGGTGGTGGACGCCTTGGATACGTGAGTTCGGTATAAGAAAACTATTGAAAAAGTTGTGGGAATGAGATATTTTTAGTATCTTTATAGTTGACAAT